AATTGCACGACGTACATCATCTGGTGGATATTGTAAGGTTTCATCCATGTCCACTAGCTGTAGATTTAAGTTGAATGTGTCACCACGCTTAAAACAAAAATTGCTCATAAGTGATTCCTATAGACATAAAAAAACCACCCATAAGGTGGTAGTGAATAAAACTTAAAAAACCGCCCTCAGACAGTTAGATAACTAGAATAAATACTAAAAAGATGTGTAATTAAGATGTTCTAATCTTGATAAATATTTTGCACGTTGAAAACGCTCATAAGACTGTTGACTACAAATCATACTGCCGGCTAGAAATACTGCCATTGCTGTCATATTAAAGCTTGTAAAAAAGACGAATAAAAACAAAGTCATAAATACAATGGCAGCACTAGACCAACCGTAACCTCTTTTTTCCTCTTTCAGTGATGCTTGATTCACAGCTGAATTTGAAATGGCCTGTTTTTCATTTTTTGAAGTTTCTTTAAACTGAAAAATAAAGAAAACAAAAAAACCAGTTAAAATTAGAAAAAAATCAAGTGTATATACATCATATTGAATCCTACAATTTTTCAAATTCAAAAATCTATAAAAATCAATATTATTCAAAGACTGTCAAAACAACTATAATTACAGATACAATAATTGGTTATTTTTTGTTAATAAGACCCTTCTTCAATACACCTTATACTGAATGCTCACATTATACTGAATGAAATCAGGATCTTGCCCTACAAAAATTGACTGTCCATTTAAACATTCTAGATGATCGATTGAGTAATATTCAAAATGGGCAAGCAAAGCATCGCCAAGAACCGTTAAAGCTTTTTCTCCCACATGAAGTCGATCAAAGCATTGAATCATGATATTACCGGTTCGGCGTGTACAAGGATTATCGGCTACTCCTGAAATAAAACTCGGGCCGCCTGCAATAGTCAAACGGCACCATACTCCTTTTGTTGGCACATTAAAGCCTGGTGCATTTGGATACTGGATTCGTTCCTGAGCAATACCAGTAAAAGCTTGCATGTGCTCAATGATAGCTTGCCTTGTTTGCTCTAAAGTCATTGCCATTTTAGCCACCGTACTTTTGAGAAATAAAGTTAAACGTGAGGCCATAAATACCTTGTGGCGCTTGATCAGACCAACCGTTTTCTAAGCGCTCAGCATAAGGCTGGTTGTTCTGTATGTAGACCAAATTGCCCAATTTAATCTTTACAGCTTGAATAGCGGCATCTTGCACGGCGTTTGTTTCAGGTTCACGTATGCCATAGTCACCAGATCCAATCGAAACAATATGTGAAGCACGGTATGCACCAGTATCAACAGGACTTAAATTAACCAAAGATTGCACAGTATCCATGGTGATTTTTTTCACTTGATCTTGCACTGATTTAGCCACATCCAGACTAAAGCTAGTCGGTTTTTTCCCCTTCCATCCCATGCTTTACCTCACTTTCTTCGTACATTTCAAATAGGTCCTGAGCGATAGACTGAATTGAATAAGCTTCAAATTCCACACTAGGCTCTCGCTCACCCATTCTCCGTTTTACTATTTGCCAGACATGAACAGCTTCATGTAAAAGCAATCCATAAACTTGAATTTGGTCTTTATCCGCCGTATCACCAATTTGGACGATTGCATATGCACCTTCAGAAAAAGTACTAACCTGTGCATCCGCTCCCATATCCAAAAATTGATCAGCTTTATCCATATCTTCAAATAACAAATCCATGTGAAGCTGATTTCTAGCAAGCGTATACTGCACATGCTGGAACGGTGAGATATACCACTCTGGAACATAATCAGTATTAACCATTTTAGCCCCTACACTTTTCGAAGCTGACATTTCCAGATTGTACTGGCTGGATCTTGTTGAATATGGATAACTCGAAATGAGCCTATGGCTGTAATCCACTCATCATCAATTTTTGGTGTCATAGTTACTTCATTTTGAAGCACGGTCGCCTTCTTATCCGTTGCCAATACTCCAAGTGTTTGGATCTCATATTGACTGTAAGAGCCAAACAGAACACCACGGCCGGAATAGTTTTCTTTAACTTCAACATACGTTTCAGTTTTAGGATCCCAATTCGTTTTTGAAATCCGCTCACATGTAAAGGTATGAACGGCGTCTGCTAAATCTTCATTAAATGCTTCAGCAATTTCTGCCTGAATTTCGTCACGTAAGCCCATTAGATTTTCCTAACAAAAAATACAGCTTTTCGTTTGCTGTAAGGCTTAATCAAATCAAGAATGAATTGCTCAATCGCACTAAGCTTTACTGATCCGTCCTGATATTCTTTTTCAGTTTCAACCGTATCAGCTTTGACTTTCTTGCGTTTTAGTACCTGTTCCTGTCCTTGATATAGATCACCCTTGATAATCCCCTTGATGATTTGATATGAGGCTGTTTTTAAAGGTTCAGGTACTTGGGTAGCATCCTCGTAAGGCTTAACGTTACGTGCTAATAGATATGCCTCGGCCATTTTGAGGTATTGAGCCTTATCACTGGCAGATAAAGCATCAAAGCCTTCAACATGTTCTATCGCTTCTTGTTCAGTGATAAAGCTCATGGTTTATTCCTTTGGAATTAATGCTAAAAGTTCTTCTTTTTTAGCACCTGCTTCAAATGCAATGCCATTTTCAGTCAAGACCGCACGCAACTCATCTACTTTGAGGCCTGCATAGTTAATTGGTTGTGGTTGAGTATCACTTGGTTTTTGGTCATCTTCAGGTGTTTGACTACCTTCACCTGATTCAAGTTCAGCAATACGTGCTTTCATTGCTTCCGTATCATTTTGAAAGGCAATAAATTCGCCCTTTACTGTTGCCAGTTGTTCTTCGAGTTCAGCAATTTTTGTTTCTGTCATTTGTTGTTTTTCCCGTGCACGGTTAAATGATGAAAGTCCCATATGTGGATCTCCAAAAAGATAAGGCGGTGTTACCCGCCTTTTTGTTATTTGATCTTGTGCTTGAATGCCACAATACGGATCTGTTTAGGATCGTAGACACGTTCCCAGTTACCGGCTGTAGCAAGACCGGCATTATTAGGTGCAATACCTGTATCACCTGCCCATTTAATGCCACGAGGATGTAGTACAAAGTGACGGCGGTTAATAAGAATGTCAGTACCCGCTAAACTGTCACGGTCTGTCTCTACACCAACCGGTGCCCCAATATCTTGGAAACCAATCGCGCCATAACCAAACAAGTAAGAAGTAAATACGTCGCCTTCAACAGGCATGCCGTCATCTACAATCACACGGCGATCCATAAAAGTTTTGTAAAGCACTACACCATCAGCATCACGCACAGTTTCAATTAAACCTTGCTTGGCTAGTGCTGCCATTGTGAAAGAGTGCATTGAAATCGCTGTTAATTTATCAACAGCATCACCCAGTTTATAAGATGCATCGATAAATGAATGACCATCAATTACGGCTGCTGCTCCAGTACCAGCCGAAATGTCATGGGTATTACCTGCCATGCTTGCAGACCCAAATACACCTTTAAGTGTATTTACGGTAAACCCCTGAAATTCACGAGCCCAGTAATCTGCTACAAGATCAGCAATCGCACCCAATGGGTCATCACCAGATAAAGCTTTAGATAAATCATTTGCACCCCATGCCTTACCACGGGCATGCAAAATCGCAATATCTTTACCAGCAGTGATGTTATTAACCCCAAGAGCTTTACCATCTGAAAGTACTTCAGACTCACCGCTTAAATCATTCCAGAAAGGAATATTTACTGTAGTACCGCCTTCTGTACCAAAAGCAACTTTTTCATCTAGCTCCCCAACAATGCCTGACTGCCATAATGCAGACTTTTCGGCAGTTTTATTTAATACGTACGGAGTGAATAACTCGGGTACGATTACATCAGCAATTTTTGTGTCGCCCATTAGGCTTTACTCCTTAAAGTTTAATACCGTGTTTTGCCGCTAGCTCTTTAGCTAGTTGCGGGTTTTCATTTCGTAATTGCGCCAATTTGGTCATATTTACCGAGCCATCTGCTTTGAGAATGTCTGGCTGACCTTTTGAATTGTTGCTCCCTGATGCGCCCATACCATTAGGCTTAGGCCAGTAATACGGTTTTTGCTCACGTAGAGATTCAACCCATTCTTTTGGGGTCATCGGTGTTTGGCCGTCTTTACCAATGACTACTTCCCCGTTTTCATCAACTGCCACAGCTTTGCCGTTTTCATCTAATGCAAACTTTGTCTGAGCTAAAAAGGCGATATCAGGGGTCGCTTCTGGCAGTGCTTCAAGTTCAATAGCAGCCTGAACAATTTGGCTTTGCACTACTGATTTCTTGAATTTCTCGGCATAAGCTTCAGCTTTATCTGCCCGTTCTTTCTCTGCCTTAAGAACCTTGTCATGCTCTTCACGCATCTTCTCAGTGCGTTTCTGAATAACTTCTTCAATCTTGCCTTCTGCAATAAGTTTGGATTCTTCATCCTGATTTGATTTATCAAGCAGGACCTTGATTGCATCCAGATCTAAACCCTCAACCTTTGATTTCAATGAACCTAGTTCATCTTTCAACTCTTTTTTATCTTTGATAAGTTCAGCGTTCTTATCTTTAAGACCTTTAACAGCTTCATCAACGGCGTCTTGAATAGCTGCTTTAATTTCAGGATTTTCCAAATCAACTTTGATTTCGTCTGGCATTTAAAAATCTCCTAGAGATACCGCTTAGCGGGTTTAATTGTTGAACCCTCTGCTTAGCTTCAGGCATTAAAAAAGCGCCCATTAGGACGCTTCATTTCTATAAATGATTATTTACTTAAAGCTTGGCGTACAAATGCATCTTTTGCTTCAAGTAGCTTTCTTAATCCTGTGGATTTTTCAGGCCCGTCAGGAAGTTGCTCATCCATTTGCCGAGCTAAATCACCAATTGGCTTACTAACTTGCTGCAAATGTTCAGGTAAATGTTCATATTGGAAATATTGGATAATAGGGCTTGGCATTTTCTTCTCGCAAAAAAAGCACCCGAAGGTGCTATGGTTAAAAATTAAGTTCTATTTGATGAGTGCAATTGCTTTTAATCTTTCAAAAGTAAAACCATAAATTGCCATGGCTTGAAACCTTAATTTGAAGAAATGGCACCAGAATTCATTTTGTGCTCAGAATATATTGAGCATCTGACATATTGATTTGCTTTTCAGGCATTTGTAGTACCTTTCGCTACGTTTCCTTTGCACCCCAAACCTTTTGTCTAGGTTCGTCACCAACTAAGCGGATGCCTTGAGGACCACCTACATCAAATGTTGCCGTGATAGTCGCTGGACCCTCAAAAACACTACAATTCATTTTTACAGCGGTTAATCCAGCTAATGGAATACCTGTTTCCTCGTCACAAAGAGCAAGATGAGAAGATTTATCTGAAACTCTTTTAAGTACCAAATGTCTAACTTTTGATTCACTCATAAGCCAAACTCCATAAATGACAAAAGCGCCATTTGGGCGCTTATATAGGTGAAAATTGTGTCTTAAGTGAGTTTAGAATTACCTGTAATCGGCAATAATTACTCACAGTTAAATCCAGTTCCAACAAGGTCTTTTTTCAAATTTGAAACGAGATTTTGTTGTTCCTGCTGTTGTCCACTAAGATAATTTTTATCTAGAGTCTCTGCACCATCAATAGATTTATAAAGCTCTTTAGATTCCTCTAAATTGTCTTTTAAAAACGTGGTGAGGTTTAGTTTCGCCTGGGCAGCTCTACATAAATTATTTTTAGCTTCTAAACCTTGAGTAGCCTGTTTTACTTGACCAGTTGCAGGATCAAAAGAATATGCATTTGCCATTGCTGACTCCAAAGCTTCAGACAATCGATCATATTCTTTAAGATATTTTTGACTTGGTTCAGCTAAACAAGTGATGGAAATTAGGGTTAGACATACAAAAGCTATTGTTTTCATATTGTATAAATTCTGATGTTTTAAAAAATATAACATAAGAAAAATTACAGACCCAACTTTTTAAAAGCTTTTTCATCCAACTTTCTCAAATCATCTAAGCTATAGAAACGGCCTTCAGGATCAAAGAACTTATCAAAATCAAATTTCCCATCTTTATAGAGCTTAAAGCGCTTTGGCCCTAGCCACTCCCTTTGAAAGAAATCATCTGTTTTCTTAAAGAACTCTTTGAATGTGGTGTTTGCATCTAACTGTCCTATTAACTGGCTTCGCTCTTCTTTGGGGATGTCTTTAACTCTACGTTCGTCCATTACAAATGGCCGTTCACCGATAAGTTGACCATCTTTTTTAACTGGTACTAGTTCACTGCGACAATTAGGATGCAACGGCGGTACACGTTTTGCCGGATCATCAATCCTCCAGACAGTACCGTCTAAATGAGCACAAAGCTTAGATGTTCTTCCATCCAATACACTAATAAAACGAACATACTCAAAACCTAACTGTTTGAAAGTATCTAAATACGTTTGATTAGCAACATGACTACGAACTGTTCTTACGGTACGTTCAATATCCGTCTTAGAGCTACTTAAAAGCCCATCCTCATAATTAAGGCGCTTGGTGCCGCGAATACGCTGAACTATTTCCTGATTTGTTTTACCTGAGTTGATACCATCCCGAATTGCATACTCAACCTTTTGACGGGCATTTTCAGCAATTCTGGATAGCAGATCATCAACAAGAGCCCCACCTACCAATGGTATTTTTTTAGCTGCGGCATATAGCTTTTCACCATTTGGCTTTTTGATCTTGCCACCATATAGCTTCGCCGTGTAATTGGCTTCATAAACAGCCAAGGCAGTAGCAGAAACAGCGAAAGCTTCAGGTAATGCAATATTTAGTCCTATAAACCACTGAGCAATCAGATCACGAACTTCCTTCAGATTAGCTGTAGTGTACTGCCCACTTGCTAGAGCCATCTTTTCAGAATCATTTAATTCATCAAGCAAATCCCGAAGCTTTGCCAACATTAATGCTGACTCATCATTAAAGATTTTTAATAGCTCATTAACAGATTGAGAAGACACCCGATATAAATACGCCTGATGTTGGGTAAGTACTTCAATCAATGATTTATCTTCTTTTGAAGCCATACATCACCTCTACAAAGGAGTGTTATCACGCTCTATTTCTACCCGCTTCACTTCTTCCTGATAGTCGTGAGCTGGTAATTTACCTGTCATCAGGTATTCCCAATATGTGCGGAAAGAGTTTTTCCCTGAAATAGCACCCTCATAAAGCTGTTTTGCAAGATTAATATCCGTGACCTGCACAATAAACTCAGGTTCAACTGTAAATGAATATTTTGTCGAATCAAGCTTTAACCACTGCGCTGCATACTTAATGGCTTGTTCAATTGCTGCAGCTGCACACATCACGATACTGTGAAGACTTGCTTGCTGATCGTCTTGCCGTGCACGGCGCGCTTCACCTGATTCTTGTGTATTGGTATCAACTACTTTAGCCCCAGCTTCTAATGCTGAATTCTTTTGCGCATCCATTTCCTTTTTAGTGAGTTCAATGCCGTTACCTGAAATTTCTAAATAACCACATTGTGAATTTGGAGGAAGACTCCAGACAGCCATAACACCAGTAACGCTAATATCATCATCGTCATCATCAAGGCCACTAATCCAAGGTTGCGGATGGGCCGTATGGTGAAGAGACTGGTAATAATCTGCACTGAGCTGGTAATACTTCAGAGCAGCCTTGGCCATTGTCAAAAGCGGTATGGTACCTACATCTGGGGAATTACTAGTGGCACCGCAGAAAACAAATGGTGTGAAAGAAAGTTGATTACCGCCGAGATCAGGAGTTTTATCCTCCACATTTGAACCATCGAACAATCGGACCGCTAATGCTCCATCATCCATAGATAGAACGCGGTGAACCGTTTTAGTTTCGTGCCCGAATTCATCTTCACTATTATCAAATTGCTCCTCGAGCACTAACAGTTTTAAATCCTTTCGACCACCGATACTGTTTTCCTTCCAGTTGATAATAGATAACGCATCATATAAGGCGAAATATGGCACTCCTTTAGCATCAACATCAACAAGCAGCCCACAGCGCCCAAACTCTAGCAACTCTGAACAAATGCGAATAAAGAGCTGTTTAAGCCCAAAACCGTCATTTGTTGCATTCTCTATCAATCCTTTAAGTAGAGAACTTTCAATCACAATATTCGGCTCAAGCTTTGAAACTAACCCGATCATTGTGCGTAATGCGTCCTGAACCCATAGCGGATACTGAGCTCGACTTAGATAGGCCTTATAAATCTCTCCAGTCGTATCACCTTGCTTTTCAGCCTCAATCATTCCGGCCGATTTAGCTAGGTACTTAGTTTGTGCCTGTTTAATCTGCTCTTCACCAGCAACGGCGTCTCGCATAATTAACCAACTTTTTTGTGCAGCAATATACTGCGGATGTTTATCAGTAACTGCCATAAAAACACCAATAAAAAAGCACCTAAAAAGGTGCGTTGTTTAACGAGAAAAACCAGCGATTGTGCGCCGTTTAAATACTTTCTGAATGATGATCGGAAAACGTTTAGCTAATGGATATCCACCAGCATCGCCAACGTGGTCCAAACCAGCGCTTTTATCTGGCATTCCAAAATCATCATAGACTTGCTGTTCTAAAGTAGCCGTAAAGTTAGGACACTTATTTGTGTTCACTTTTAAGTGTCGTTCACCCTCGGCATTTAGGATTTGTGCATTAACAGCAGTAATACGATCTTTAATTCCGGGATTCACACCATTCACTTCAACTTTGAATCCATTTTTCTTTAAGATTGCATGATCTGATTCACTGAAGTTCTTTGAAGATGTTGCCTGACCTGAAGCATCTGGAATCACGGTAATATCGTGATCTGGAAAGCGCTCATTAATCAATTGACACATCGTCGGTGTATCTCTCACCCCAACCAGTTCATCTAAAGCTCTTGGCTTTCCTTCTCTAATGACATAAACCACAGCAGCCATTTTAAGCACGTTAAAATCCATACCAATGAGTAAAGGCTCACCTTTCTTAATTTCTTCATCCGTGTGGTTTAGAACTCGATCAAAGTCGGGGTAAACAGCACCGCTGGTTAAGTTGACAAACTGCCCCCTTAAGTAAGCTGAAATCAGTTGTGGAGGATAAGACTCATAAAGTGATGATATGTAGTCTTCTGGAAGATTAGCTTCATTGTCATAAGTTGAAGCTTGAATCATTCCATAGAGTTTACGCTTAGCCTCGGATTTATTTGCCTCTTTAACAAATTGCTCGTATGTAAACTTAAAACCTTCAGGAGTTGTGGCCACATCAATACCGTTGAGCAAACCAGCTTGCTTGTAACGCATACGTGCAATGATCTTACGCCAAGCTTGTTGTGCCTTGACCTTGGCCATGACATCAAGCTCATCAATCAGGGCATGGCCAATTTTAAAACCAACAATTGTTGCTGGTTTCTCCATAGATCGGCAAATGATTGTGGTTCGATATTGCCGACCATAATAGATATCAACCTCTTTATTGGTTTCATAAACCTTAGTTTTAAGTCCCCAATCGGAAGCAACCTCTTCAATAGTTGGAAAGAAAATGTCGCGAATCTGCGGGTAAGTTGGAGCAAAATAACCCAAAGGTACTTTTGGGAATTCCCAAGCTTTGTTGCATAAACTGGAGCAGCCAACCCAAGTCTTTCCCGATCCAAAGCCAGCGACAAATGCGCGGAACTTCTTTTCCATCTGCAAAAAATTAGCCTGAGGTACATTCAG